TAATGGCGGCAGCACTTCGGTTGTGACCGCCGTCGTTCCGATCCCGTCCGCGCTGCAATCTTTGGATTCGAACACGTCTTCCGGAGCCGGACAGAGTGCAAACCAAACGGGGTTTTCTTCCGTCGACACACTGACGCGCTCAATTTTTCGCGCTGGTGGTTTCGTGGCCAGCACAGGCACTTGGTATTCGTGCACTCAAATTCAGTCGATCACTTGGAGTTGACACGTAACGGATTCTTGGCGAAGCCTAGCCAGCCTTAGAGAGGGAGCAAGCGATTGGCAATCGACAGTAGCGAAGAAAAGTATGGCCAGAGAAGTTCTCTCTGGTTTCTTCGCCTTATGCTGCTCTCCCTCTCTCGCCGAGAAGTCGAGGTGATACATGAGCATTTTTAACAATCTCGTTAGCGGCCCTGGCTGGCCAGGAAATTATGTCCAACCCAACACGGCGGCGCCGGCTGCCAACGCAAACGTCGCATCGTACGCGACGGGCGCAAACTCGCTGAACTTGACTTGGCCGATCGCAAGTTATTCGCAACCAGGCGTGACGTTGACCTCGCCATTGCCGGCCTGGGCAAATTCCGGCTCCGCCGGACCGTCCGCGTAAGGAGCCGAGAACATGGCCGCAACTTGCGTCGAGATCACTACGCAAAATCTCCAAACGAAATTCCTCATCGAATTGCGCCCGGAACTCGCCGAAACGTTGCAGGAATGGTTCGACAACAGCGATATAAAAAGTCTCGACGAGCTCGCAGAACAAATTATCGAAAGCGCCATCGCGGAATACAGACTCGAAATGTTGCCGCCGCGCGCCGAGCCTGCGCCGGACATCCGTTCCGGCAAATTAAGTCGCGCTGTAAAAAACGAAATCGTCGAACTCTACGAGATCGAGGGGATCAATGTCGTAGAGCTGGCCGTCCGTTTCGGAGTCGGCAGAAGTACGATTCGGCGCGTGCTCGCTGAGGCTGCTGCTGAGCCAGGGTACGTTTCGAGACGCAAACCAAAATCGAAACTTACCGAGCAGCAACTTCAAGAAATCAGTCAACTGATCTGCGTCGAGCGAAGACCTGCTGCGGAAGTCGCCGCGATGTACGAGCGCAGCGTGTGCTACGTTCGCGAGCTTGCATATAGGCACAGGCAGCAAATGACAGCACCAAGAGGCAATCCATGAAACCAAAAGGAATACGAAACAGTCACGAGCAGCGATTGACGGAGAAGGAAAAAAATCAGATTGCCGTGTGGACGCGCCGCCGTGTCGCGCAAGGCTTAATCGCCGAGCGCTTGTGCTGCACCGTTGATTGTGTGAGGTACTGGCAAAGGAAACTCTGCGGTGACTTTCGATATCGTCCAGCGGTCAGCGCCGAAACGCGGGCGAAAATTCTGGAACTGCGCAAACGGGGGCTCGCCTCGCTCGCAATTTCGCTACGCACTGGCGTTAGCGCCCGCATGGTGCAGAGGATCTTGCGCGAAACGGGAACGAACATCAAAGCGCGCCGTCCGGTCTCGCCGGAAACGCGCGCTGCGATTGACCGCGAGATTTTGTCCAGAGCGGACTTCCTGGTGCGCATCGCGCGGCGGCATAACGTCAGCGTAGCCACGGTTCGCAGGCGAAAGATAAAACTGCTAGGCAAGGGGCGCCTACTGAGCACATGGCCGCCGTTGCGGTCCGTGTTCAGCCAAGCCGACGCCGCAGGCCTTCTTCCGACGCCGGAGCAGATGTTTATGGAGCTCGTCCGCCGATGCATCGATGAGACCGCCGAACGATTTTTGCAGCGAGGCTGCTACAGCCCTGAAGAGATAATGGCCGCGCGAATATCTTTGAAGCGCGACCCGACGCCGATCCGCGAACGCCTGGACGCCGGCATCCGCGAAGCCGTCCGCACTCTGTATCTCACCGAGACGACGGGCAGCGACACGGTGCATTGATGGCGGGAACGAAGCGCAGCTACACGATGACCGGCAAGCAGCGGAGATTCTCGCCCGAACTCAGAGCCGACATTTGCTTGCGCCTCAAGCGTGGCGAGCGGCCCGCGGACATCGCGCGCAGATATAAACTCTGCGACAACTCTGTCCTGAAATTCCGCCGAATGATTGGCGATATTCCGGAGCGTGGACGCCGGCCAAAACTCTCGAAGAGCGTGCTCGCGCAAGCGGAAACTCGGCTGCGCAATGGCGAGAAATGGGCACTGGTCGCCGCGGATTACGGCGTGCATGTGCATACGCTTCTCAATCAGTTGAAATTTAGAAAGCGGTCAAAGAATGCCAAGTAGGAGCGGTTTAGTCGTTCGGCCAGTCGCAAGCCTCTTGAGCGGCATTCGCTCTCTGTATCAGCGTCCGCCGAACACCATCGCGGGAATCGACCCGCAAAACTGGGGCTCGCCTTTTCAACCCGTCGCGCCGTTTGGTCCGCCAAAAGCGGAGCCGCGCGCGTTCCAAACTTGGGAAGGGCAAAACTTAATTTTCACGCCGCGCAGCGATTCAGACTACACCGCTGCGGATTTGAAAGCTCTTGCAACTTATCCACTCGCAAGAATTTGCCTGGAAAATGTGAAAGACACTGTTTCCCGCGCGCCGTGGGAGATTCAGATGCGCCCGCGGCCGGGGGAGACGCGGAACAGCGTGCAAAGCCGCGCGCGCGATCACAAAGACGATTTAATTCTCCTCAACCGATTTTTCGAGTATCCCGACCGCCAGCATAACTGGCAAGAATGGCTGCGTCCGCTGCTCGACGATATGCTCGTCATTGATGCCGGCTCCGTGCTTCTGCGGACCACAACGCGCGGCGACATTGCAGAACTTACCGTTGTAGACGGTTCGCAGATTACGCGATACGTCGACGAACTTGGATACACGCCGCTTCCGCCATCACCAGCTTATGCGCAATTATTTTGGGGCAGTCCTTGGTGCAACCTCACGACAGACGAACTCGTTTACAAACCTAGAAACATCGCGCGCCGAAATACGCTCTCAAGTTGCCTCTACGGGTTCGGGCCTACAGAGCAACTCGCCCCCGAGATTCAAATTGGAATGAAGCGGTTAGAGTTCGTATTGTCGTACTACCGCGAAGGAAGCGTGCCTGGCGTGATTCAGGTCGCGCCGCGCGGCACGTCTCCGGACAGAATTGTGGAAGCAATGGAATGGATGAATTCACAACTTGCCGGCAATCTCGCGGCGCGCAATCAGTGGCGCGTGATTCAAGGCTTTAATGAACCTGGGAAACCCGAGCAAATTGAGTTTACAAAAGAGCCGCTGCTCGCCGGCCTGTACGACGAAAAGCATATTCGCGAAATCGCATTCGGCTACGGCACGAGCCCGCAACGTTTGATGAAGATGATCCGGACCGAAGGCAAAGGCGCATCCGACGCCGCCGAAGTCGAAGGAACTTTGCCTTGGGTGCTTTGGGTGAAGGGCGTCGTGGATTTTATTATTCAGCGAAAAATGGGAATGGTCGACTACGAACTTAGCATCAATCCTTACGCCGAGCCCGACCCGCTGAAAAATGCAGCCGCTCTCACGATGTTAGTTTCTAAAGCGATTCTCACGCCGAACGAAGCGCGCAAACGCGTCGGCGAAGAACTGAGACCGGAGCCGGAAGCGGACAGACTCGGCGTTATCGGCGGACAGGGATTCGTGCCGATTGGAATTCCTTCCGTCCAAGCCGGTGTGTTCACTGACGAACAAGGCAACGTCAAGCCGCATCCGGTTTCGCCGACGTCTGGAATCGGTCTGCCAAAAGATCACAACGCGGGCCGCAACGGAACTCCCGCAAGCCAGGAAGCGGGTGGCGGACGGTCCACTGGCCGCAACGTTGGCATTGAAAACGGCCGAGAATCTCTCGACGGAAAAAAAAACTTCACAAACGGCTCGACGCGAAGATTGACCCAGATTTATTGACCGCTGAGAGTAGACAGTCCTTCCACCATGTTCAGCAGGCCGTCCAGAAAGTTTTTCGCAAGCAACGCGAAGCGGCGCGCATCCTGCATAAATCGGTCGAGGATGACGAGAAAAACCTGAGCGAGGCAATTCTAGCCGCGCTCGCCGCGGAATGGGCCGACCTGCCTTTCGAAATCCAATTCTCTCTCGAATCGGCCGCGCTCTCTGGCGTCAATCAAGGAATCTTGCAACTCGAAGTTTCGAGCAGCGCGGTCATTTCCAGTGCAAACGATATCGCACACAGTTACGCGCTCGACCGTGCCGCGGAACTTGTCGGCATGAAACGCGATGTCGAAGGGAATCTCGTTCCGAATCCGGATGCGCAGTGGGCGATATCGAATACGACTCGCGACCGCATCCGCGAGATTGTCGCCGACGCTTTCACTCACGACACGCCGATCGCTGAAATCGAGACCGCAATTCAACAAGCGTTAGCCGATGAAGCCGAGGGCAACGGAATTTTTAGCGATGCGCGCGCCGCGCTGATTGCCAGGACGGAAGTAAGCACGGCGCAAGTCGCCGGCAATTTCGCATCGTGGGTTAAGAGTGGTCTCGTGAAGCGAGTGAAATGGCTTGTCTCGAATCTCGAACCGTGCCCGGTTTGTTTGCTGAACGAAAATCAAGAAGTGAACTTAGGCGAGCCATTTAGAAGTGGCGATATCCGCCCGCCCCAGCACCCAAATTGTGCGTGTCTGCTCGCGGTGAGTGAAACCAACGAGCCCGAATGAGGCGGCACAATGCGCCTCGTCTACTTTTTCCAACCGGATGAAATCTTCACACCGCCGCCGATTCAGGACGAGGACGTTTGGCGCAATCCGGTCCCGCCAGTCGCGAGCTATAAACCGCCAATCGTTTTTCGCTACGACGATGTTGCCGTGCCTGTGCTGCCGATTCAGGATGAGGACCTCTGGCAGAATCCTGTCGCACCGATACAGGCGACCAACTTCATTGCGTTGCCGTATCTGTTCGACGTGGAAGAGATCCCAATTCTCGCCGGCATTGTTCCGGATGATGTGGAAGGTGTCGGCTCTGTGCGCGCCGTTTACGGCTCAGGCGTGGCGACGGTGCCGAAGGTTACGGGCTCAGGACGAATCCGCACAGTTGGCGGCTCAGGCAAAATCGACTAACGAGCGCGATTCGTCATAAGAGAAACTGGGGTCAACCCCAGTTACGTCATTAATGAACGATAGCAGCCGGCTGCTCGGCAAGCATCTTGAACTGGGCATTGACCCATTCCACCATGAGGCTAAACTGTTCCTTGGTGAGCATGACCGAACAGCCAGCCATGTAAATTTCGAGTACGTCTTCGCCCGCCGCGCTCGCCATGTGAATCAAAATTTCTCGACCGTCTGAGCCGCGCAATTTTCGCATTCCATACATGATTGTTTCCCGCTGAAACAGAGAAGCGCCGGGATTGCGCTACCTTCCCAACCCCATCCCGGCGCCTTTGCACGCGGCTCCTTTCTGTTCGGTTTAGAACGTCAATAGTGAATGCGAATGCGGTGCCGTCGCCGCCCATGGCGGAGCGGGAACCTGCGCCATGCTTCGCGAAACAGCAAGGCCGCGCCGATGAAGATGCACCCGACCGCCAGAAGCGTGGCCGTCGACGGCTCGCAGAGAATCACGACTCACCGCGTAAACTCTCGCGGCTAATTTCCAAACGAAGTGCAACCAAGAGCGCGCACGTCTCGCGCCGCGCAATCAGTTCTTCCAACGTTTCGACTTTCATCAGATTCAATTTTCTAATCACGCGGCTCAAGACGATGACACCGTGATGCGCTTCCAACCGGAATGTGCGTCTCTCATCTTTGGCGTCGACCAATAGGCCCACTAAAGACACTTCGGCAATGTGGCGGATTTGCAAGCCGGGCATATATGAACCTCATGGCAGGAAGACTTCCGAGCAGGACGCTTGGAAGGCGGGACGCTGAAACGTATATGCTAAGATTCGTTCTAGCCATTGGAGTGTTGACCCACTCTTTTGGTTAGGGACGTATCGAAGTTTACGCTTCGGTGCGTCCCGCTCAGTTATAACTACACCCTAAGTTTTGTACGTGTCAAGGGTGGAATTCCTGCTCAGTCAAAGTCATGGCCACATTGTTGGCAGTGGTTCGAACGACCGTCAGAGCCAATTGCCACAATGGGACCCGCGCCGCACTTCGGGCATGTGGTCGGCCGCGGTTTTTTTTTCGATGCCTCTTTCTCTTTTGCATCTTCCTGCTTCAGATAATTCACATACGTGAGATCGTCGTCCGGCTTCTTGCCCTGCTCCTCGTCCATGGTGCAGCCCTCCTTTCGGCTTTCAACTATAGTGAAAACTATAGTGACTCGCCGCTTCCCTGGATATCCCTTGAATACTA